TAAGAAGATATATTACTCAGATAATCAGACTGTTGAGTAACTTCTCTTATGCAGATGGCAAGGGTGCTTTAGTACAAGTTCCTGTTATGTACGGAGATATTACACGTCAAGTAGGTGCTATCATAAGAGATAATTCAGAAAATAAAATTCCTAGTGCTCCACGTATAGGTGTGTATGTAACAGGTATGGAGATGGACAGAACTAGAACTGCTGATCCAAGTTTTACAGGTAAGGTACATATTAGAGAAAGAGAATATGATGCAACAGGAAAAGAATATTTAAACACACAAGGTAAAAATTATACAGTTGAACGTATGATGCCTACTCCATATACTTTACAAGTAACAGCAGATATATGGTCAACTAATACAGAACAAAAATTACAAATTATGGAACAGATACTAATGCTGTTCAATCCTAGTTTAGAAATACAAACTACAGACAACTATGTAGACTGGACTTCGTTGTCAGTTGTTAACTTAGAAAACATTAACTTTAGTTCAAGAAGTATTCCGGTTGGAACTGAAACAGATATTGATGTTGCCACACTAGGATTTAGTACACCAATATATATTAGTCCACCTGCTAAAGTTAAAAAGCTAGGTGTTATTACAAATGTTATAATGAGTATATTTGATGAAAGCAGAGGAACTATTGACCTAAGTAATAGTATGCCTGAACTACAAGGATACGATGACAGTAATGCAAACTTGGCCAAAGGTTCAGATACATCAACAGCAGGTAAATCAGGTATGGGTAAATCAAGCAAGTCTACTGCGAACTTGGCAGTATCAACTGCGTCTGGATATGATGCTATTGTAATGGGTAACATTGTACAACTAGGTAAAAATGGTATTGCTGGTGAAATAAACTGGCGTACAGTACTTGATGCACAACCAGGACAATACAGAGCAAGTTTAAGTAAAATCTATCTTGAAAGAGCAGGATTTACAACTTCAGTTGTAGGTACTTTTGCAATAAACACATTAGATGAAACACAAATTGTTGTTAATTGGGACGAAGATACTATTCCAACTAACACAGTTATAGTAGGTCCTTTAGCAACTAAAGGAACAATAGATTATATTATAGATCCAAGTAAAGTTAATCCAACTAACATAAGAGGTAATGGTATAAGAGTACTGTTATTAGGTGATATTGGTGATGCAACAAATGAAGATGGTGCTGATGCTTGGAAGGGATCTAAAGGCGATTTAATTGCCAAAGAAAACGATATTGTTGAATGGGACGGAAATGATTGGAACATTGTTTTTGATGCCAGTGGTAATAGCGGTGAAGATTCAACAGTACCAGAAGTAACATATACAACCAATTTAAATACAGGTGTCCAATATAAATGGGACGGTACTGCATGGACTTTAACGTTCGAAGGCGAGTATCGAAAAGGAACCTGGCGCCTAGTACTCTAGCATAATTACTAATATGAACAAGATTATTTGTAGTGGAGCTCTCTTCTATACATTAGATACACAGAGGTTCTTATTTTTACATAGAACACAAAGTCGACAAGCTGACGTTTGGGGACTTGTAGGTGGTACTAATGAGAGTGAAGAAATTCCTTATCAAGCATTGACGAGAGAAATAAAAGAAGAGATAGGAGAATGTCCTCCTATTGTTAAATCTATTCCACTAGAAACTTTTGTAAGTAATGATGAAAAATTTAATTTTCATACATACCTTTGTGTAGTTAAAGAAGAATTTATTCCAGTATTAAATGGTGAACACAATGGATATGCTTGGGTAAGTTTTGGTAAATGGCCAAAGCCCCTGCACCAAGGATTAAGAAATACTTTACAAAGCAAATCAAACTTAACAAAATTACAAACAGTTTTCCAACTTATTAGTTTACTGGAGGAATAAATGATCAGAGTATACGGCGACATTATGTTAGATCGATGGATAGTCGGTGAAGCAAATAGAATGTCTCCAGAAGCACCTGTACCAGTACTATTAGAAACCAATCAAGAATATTCAATAGGTGGTGCAGGCAATTTAGCACTTAACATAAAAAGTTTAGGATCACAGGTTGAACTTACTAGTGCTTTAGGAAACGATAAAGAAGGTTTTAAATTATTAGAATTAGTTGAAGCTAGTAAATTAGAAGTTACAATAGCACAGGATCATAAAATTACAACAACTAAAACAAGATTAGTTGGACAACGTGGACAACACATTGTACGTTGGGATAGAGAAGTACCATATGATGGAGATGTTGCAACAAGATTTAACAACAATATTAAAAAGCATGATATTGTTTGTATAAGTGATTATGCAAAAGGAACAGTAAAAAGAGATACTGTAGGAAAATTATTAGATAAAGATATTAAAATATTAGTTGATCCAAAACAAGATAGTGTATTTTATCATGGAGCATTTTTAGTAAAACCTAATATGCAAGAATACGAAACATGGTTTGGCAAGTATGATAAAGATAATGCTTTACTACAAATGAAAAAATTAGATTGGACTTGGTTAGTTGTTACAGATGGTGCGAATGGTATGCACGTACTAAACAGCCAAGGAGAATATAAACATTTTGTTGAACCTGTCAAAGAAGTTGCTGACGTAACTGGTGCAGGTGATACAGTAATGGCCGTTATTGCATATGGTATAGATTCGGATATGAATATATTTGATGCCTGTAAATTGGCTTGTTATGCCGCGGCTAGAATAGTTGAAAAAAGAGGTGTTGCTATAATACAACAGGACGATTTGGAACGCAATATCGTATGGACTAATGGGGTGTTTGATATACTGCATACTGGCCATTTAAAGCTACTTAGACACGCACACACGCTAGGAAAACGCCTTGTGGTGGGCATTAATAGTGATTCTTCTGTCAAGCGTTTAAAAGGCGATTTAAGACCCATAAACGATCAGAATACACGTAAAGAAGCATTGTTAGAATTGGGCTTTGTAGATGATGTTGTTATATTTGAAGAAGACACACCGTACGAAGCAATCAAAGAAATACAACCAGATGTAATTGTCAAGGGAGGCGATTATACTGTAGAACAAGTGGTTGGAAATGACATAGCCAAAGTAGAAATTTTTCCAACTGTGAAGGGATATTCAACAACTAAAACTATTGAAAGAATGAAAGCATGAGAGTATTAATTACAGGACATCAAGGATTTATTGGAAGAAACTTAGGTCCTTATCTACAACACATGGGGCATGAAGTAGAAGGATATGAATATATTGAAAACAAAGTACCTGATCCAAAAGACTATGATAGAGTAGTACACTTAGGAGCAATAAGCAGTACAACAGAACGTGATGTAGAAAAAGTTTTAAAACAAAACTTAGAATTTAGTCAAAGGCTTTTACAGCTTTGTGACCAAAGTGGTACAACATTAATATATGCCTCAAGTGCTAGTGTGTATGGTAACACACAGGCTCAAAATGATATGAAAACTATCAAAGAAAATGATAAAGTTTATCCACAAAGTCCATACAGTTGGAGCAAATACTTATTTGATAAAATGGTAATGGAAATACCAGAGTATAGAATTAATGTACAAGGACTTAGATTGTTTAACGTATATGGTCCTGGAGAACAAGATAAAGGTGACCAACAAAGTGTTTTTGGTAAGTTTGAATTACAAGCTAAAAACTTAAAAGAAATTACTGTCTTTGAAAAGAGTGAACATATCAAAAGAGATTTTATTTGGGTAGGAGATGTTTGCCAAATTATTGAAAAGATGTTTCATGTAGACGCTACTGATATTTGGAATGTTGGTACAGGAGTTGCACCATCGTTTATGGATATTGCTAATGGTTATGCTAAACTATATGATGCAAAAGTTAAGACAGTACCTTTACCAGATAACCTAGCAGGACAGTATCAGTATTATACCTGTGCAGACAATACTAAACTAATTAATAGTATAGGTGAATATAAATTTAAGACCGTACAGGAGTATATAGATGCCAGCAAGACATAGTGGTAAGGTAGATAAGGGTTGGGGATACGAATTAATTTGGGCAACTAACGACCTTTACTGTGGAAAGATTTTGGTTTTTGAAAAGCCAGGATCTAAAATGTCCATGCACTTTCATAAAATTAAAGACGAGTCTTGGTTTGTTAATCAAGGAAGTTTTAAGCTAAGATACATCGATACTCAAACAGCTACGCCAATGGAAGTTATTATCAAAGCAGGCGACACATGGAGAAATCCTCCTTTAATGCCACATCAATTAGAAGCTATAGAAGCCGGTAGTTCACTTACAGAAGTAAGTACACCTGATTCAATAGAAGATAATTATAGACTTGCACCTGGCGATAGTCAAGCAAACCAACAAGTGGCGCCAGATGAAGATATACAAAACACAGCTGAAACACAACCTAGCTAGTTTCACACATACAAGTAAATTTTTAGCTAATCAAATTGCAAATGAAATTGCTATACCAAACGGTTTAGCAAACGTTCCACACCCTAGCTTATGTACAGCTTGTAGTCCTCATTATAATTTGTTTACAAGTACTATGCCAGAAATATTTTCTTTGTACAAAGAAATACAACACTTCTTTAAAACGGAAGTACATCACGATAATAGACAAGGTTATTGGATAGTAGGTTGGTTAAATTATTGGCCTAACAAAGGTGAAGTATTAGATTGGCATGGACACGACTATGGTGGCGGTACAGATTGCTTTCATGGTATATATGGTGTAAACTGTGAACCAAGTTATGCAGAATACAGAGAAATAGGTTCAGAAGAAATACATAAAGTTGAAAATAAAAACGGTCAATTATTAATAACACACTCAACTAACATGGAACATAGAATAAGTGATTGGGATAATGATGAGCCTCGTATAACTATCGCATTTAACATTCAACCAATAGACACTATGCTACAACATATCCAGACACCTCAAGTTAACAAGCAACCTAAGACTGGTTTACAACTACACGAGGATAATTTAAGAATGAATCAACCTGGTAATTTTATGCCTGGTGGTAATCCTTTAAATTATTATGTGCCACTGTAATGAAATACGAAAACATATTTCCAACTGGTATACTTGTACATGATGTTCCTGTCTGGGTAGCTAATCAAGTAGAAAAACTTGTAGAGGAACGTGTTGATCAATTACAAAGACCAGATGAAAATGCTCCCCATGCCACTGACTATTTTGAAAAAGATAAAGTCATAGATCTAAGATACGATACTCCAGAATTAAAATCAGAAATAGATATGTGCGTTACAAACTTTCAAAACAAAAATGCAATGAATAGAATACATGAAGGTTATTCATATAACTGGTGGACACAAGATTACAAAGAAGGTGATATTCATAATGAACATCATCATAACGTAGGACAAATAAGCGGTGTGTATTATGTTCGTGCTAATGAAAGTGCAGGAGGAATAATGTTTAGAAATCCAAATCCTTTTGTAGAATACGGACATACAATGAAAGAGAACGCACCTTACTCGTGGCAAGAATATGTATATCAACCTGTTAAAGGAAGAATACTAATGTTCCCTAGTTACTTGAAACATACTGTATTACCTAGTAAAAAAGATTGTATTAGGACTGTTATAGCTTTCAACGTAAAATAATTACGCCTGAGCTTCACCCCATCTTAGAATGATATTCGCTTTGGTATCTACACCTTCAGCTTTATAAACGTTAATAGCTAAAACGTCTGGACCGTTCGGGAACGTACCTCGTCCACCTAACGTTGTATTTGTTAATTCTTTCAACGTACCTAACATCAAGGATGACTGTTCACCTGGTGTAGCAATAAATGAAAATACTGTTTCACCTGGCTGTGCATATGGAGGTTGTCCAAATAAGAACCCTACAGTACTTCCTGCGGTAATATTAGTATTGGAGTTCTGCGTAAATGTAATTCTGTAATATTCTACACCACCAAAGTTTAGTGGTCCTTGTACACCAGAAACGTATGTACCTCCCGGAAACTTACTGTCACTTATCTCAGTACCTGCAATAGCACCAGTTGATTCCCAACTTGTTTTTGTAAAGTACAAGAAGTTCGTTCTATCTAAATTACCACCTGGGTTAATTGACATTGTAATAGTTTCATTTGAACTAATTTGACCGCCACTGTTTCTATTATTAAATCTCAATAGTGGTGGATTGTAGTAACTATAAATCTGTGCAAGTGTTGTACCAGTTGGAAAGTCTGACGGTGATCCATTACCAGTTGCTGTTACTGTTAGACCAGTTTGTAGTCCTGAATTGTCTGCCGTGTTATACGAACCCGATGTAATAAAGTGATAGTTTGTATTGTTTCTACTATATGCTGATGTTACGTCAAGTGTCATCTCTGCAACCGTTGTTGCATTTTTAATAATCTGTGTTGCACCTGTTGACCATACAACAGAACCACCCGGGGCTATTTGAGCAAAACTTGGTTGTCCACCAGCCGCCGCTCCTGTTAAGGAAGCCCAACCAACGTCACCTGGATCAAGTGGATAGTTTTGTGGATTTAGAATTCCTTCAACAACAATTCCTCCAGTAATTGGATTATTACTAGCATCAGTACCGTCTGATGTTATTTCAATACCTTCTAGTAGTAACTGTGCTCTGTTTAATAATTCTCTTTCACCCAAGTCACCAACGATTGCGTTTGATACACTAGGTGCTAGTCTTAACATGAAAACCGTATTTCTTGTTGTACTAATTGTGTTTGCAGTAGAAGTATATGAAAAGATGTAACCTCTATCACTATCAAATCCACCGTCTGTTTGGAATGCTGATCCCCAGTGTGATATGATTGGTGTAATAGTATTACTAATCAATATAACACCAGTACGTGATGTGTGCGTTGCGGCAACACCTGCCGTATAAGTTCTTGTTGCTCCTGCGGCAAAGTTTGTTAATGGAGCACTTCTAGTACAACCTGTTAACGTATCACCGTTAATACCTGTGTACTGAATCATTTCGTTATCAATGATAACTGTTCCACCGCCTCCTGGGAAGAAACTAGCATCTTCTAATGGTATAGTTACCTGTGAATCTGTCATATCAGCCGCTAATCTATCATTAGGACCTTCATTTGATACTTCATATCTAACCGGCATATTACCAGTTCTCATAAATGCTTCTGTGTTAACGTTTGAGTTTCTCATTCTGTGATAGAAAATAAAGTTACCATCATCACCTCTGAGCATCCAATCGATAAATCCAGCTCCATACCAACTGTACTGTATCCCAATCATCTGCATCTTAGAAATATCTAAAATGTAACCTGATGATCCTGTACCGTCTAATACGTCACCGTTAAAGTCTGCTTGTTTTGATTTCTTATCTGCAACCAAACATAACTTGGCTCCACTTGCAGGAGTTACACCTCTAAAGTCTGGAGTAACATTCATTGATGTTTGACTGTTTACCTGTGATACAACGTGTGTCATACCTTTGATAACAACTCTATCACCTGCTTTAACTTGATCTCTAAATCTTGTTGCTGTACCTGTAACTGCGTTACTGTCAACTGCTAATGATATTGTACCTGATAACTGTAATGTTGAAGTTCTTTGTACAGCATTATAGTTTGATCCATCATACTCCATAAAGATACCATTCTGATCATCAAATGCACCTGAACGTACAGTTGCACCATGCCAGTTAAGCAATGATACTTGAGCTTTTGGACTTAATACAGGAGTTGTTGATCCTAGTCCTGTTGTTGCAATAACTTTAAATGTTCTTTCATCAGTAATACTTGATACTGAATAATCTCCGTTGTAACCTGGTGTTTCAATACCAATCAATCTAATTCTACCACCAACTTGTAATCCGTGGTCAACATCATCTGTAGTTACATTAATAAATGATCCTGCCGCTACTGCATCTGCTGTTACGTTTAACAAATCATAGGACGGGGCAAATAGAGCACCAGTGGTATACATGATACCCTTACCTGATTGATATCTAATATATTTTTTACTCTGTCTAATTGCTTGAGCACCGTGTTGTGGTCCTCCTGTTCCTAGCTGTACACCTCCATCATATGGTCTGTGTACAAAGAATGAATCTGGTCTTGGATACAATATAGCATTAATGTCACCAACATCACTAATGGCTCCTGCCGCTCTACACTGATATCTCAATGAAGTCGTTGTTGGAACCTGCTGTGCAAAGAACGGACCTTCTAATAATGTGTGATTGTTTACACCATCGTCTGTACTCTGTGTAACAATAAATGCATCTCCTGGAATCAATCCATGTGCAGTTGTAAATGTAACTTCAACAGTTGCCAATGCCGCAAATTGTATTGTAGTGTTTTGTGGAATATCTGCTGTTAAATTCTCTGACATAGTTACAGTTGAATATGATTTAACAACCGTACCTGCTACTGCCGTACCTGAACTTGTTACAGCAACAACACCACCATCTGTTGCAACTTCAGTTATTGCTATTGTGGCATCGTTAGTTGGAGTTTGTCCACCTAAACTTGTACCTAAGATTTTAATTTTGTTTCCTACTTGATAGTTAATACCATCGTTACTAACTATTGCAGTTGAATATGCTCCACTGTTTCTTGTAATATTAAACGTTGCATTAGAACCATTGTTCTGTAAGTTTGATCCCGGTACTGCTGTATAACTTGCTGTTCCTCCTGGACCAGTACCACTACCACTAATACCTGTAATGTCTCCTCCTGTACCAACACTTGTAATATTGATTGTAATATCGTTGGCCGGAGTTGCACCACCTATTTGGTTACCTTGAATTTTAATATTTTGATCTGCATAGTAACCTGTACCTGGAGTGTTTATTGCATAACTATATGTTCCACCTGTAATTGTAATATCAAATGTTGCTGTAGAACCTTGTAGGTTAGTTGCTTCTCCATCAAACTGACTTAAATCTGTAATTGTTTTTGTATCTAAGGCTGTACCTGTAGTTGTTACTGTTAGTACCTCTCCAGTACCTGCATCAACTGTTGCTACTGTGATTGTACAGTTGTTAGTTACGTCAACACCACCTAATGCACTACCTAGTATAACAAATTCTTCGCCAACTAGATAACCTGAACCACCTACTGGAACCGATGCCGTATAAGCCGTATCTAATCTTGTAACGTTGAATGTTGCACTTGCACCACCAACTGTGTTGGACGTATAAGTTGGATTGTTATAGCTTTCAGTGGCATCTGGTGCTGTACCAGTTATACTAATTGTATTAATTCTTCCTGTTCCACTTACAGCATCTATCTTTACAATAGCATCATTGGTTGGACTTGTACCACCTATGTTTGATCCTTCAATTTTTAATCTATCACCTACAGCATAACCTGATGTTGCATCAGCGGCCGTACCTGCTGAACTAAATGATGTAATAGCACCTGCACCGTTTATTCCTGTAACTGTTATTGTCAAGTCATTAGCTGGTGATGTACCACCTAAGTTGTTACCTGCAATAACAATAGTGTTACCACTACCGTAGTTTGAACCTGGTTCGTTACCTAATGTAACTGAGTAACTGTTATTGTAATTAACAACAACATTAAACGTTGCCGCCGCACCTACAACATTCGAACCTGAAGTTATATTTGTAAATGTTCTGCTGTTACTTGCTGTACCTGAAACACTAATTGCAGTAATAACACCCGAACCGTCAACACTATCAATAGTTATTGTAGCATCGTTGGTTGAGCTAGTACCGCCAATATTTGCACCATCTATTGTACAAGTTTCTGCCGCACTATATCCTGAACCTGTCTGTGAAAGACTTGCAGTATAAGTTGTTCCGTTATATTGTACATTAAATGACGCACCACTACCAACACCACTGTAAGTATAAGCTGGTTCAGTAAAGTTATTTTGTGCGTTAGGGCCAGTACCTGCCGCATTGAATGATGTAATACCACCACTACCATCAACGGCTGTTATTGAAATTGTTAAATCGTTTGTTGCGTCACCGCCAAATTCATTACCACCAATTTTAATTACGTCACCAGCTACATATCCAGCATCAGTGGCCGCCGCGTTTTCAGTAACAGTATAGTTATTGTTTGTTAGTACGACATCAAATGCTGAACCAGTACCTGTTCCACCCTGTGTAATACCTGTACCGTTGTTTGCATAAGTTGGCTGTGCTAAACTTACTGAGTAAGAATTGTTTGTATATGTAAGATCAAATATTGCACCTAAACCATTACCGTTCATGTTTTGTCCAGTTATGTTACTGAAACTTCCATTACCATCAAAGGCCGAACCTGCTGTTGTAAATGTTACAACTGATCCACTTGAATCAATCGATGCAACAGTTATTATTAAATCATTTGTTCCTGTTTGACCACCTAATTGGTTACCAAGTACAACGATAACATCACCAACTTCATAGTTATCACCACCTGTACCATTTAGTACAGCGGTATAACTTCCGCCAGCTCTGTCAACATCAAATACTGCACTAGTACCTGCGGAGTTGTAATTTGTTCCTGCGACTGCTGAATATTGTACGTTATTACCAATGATAGCCTGTGTTGTGTTTGCGTCTAAGTTTACGTTACTACCAACAATACTTGATACATGAATTGCTGTACCATCACCTCTGTCAATGGCTTGTCCTGCCAATATTCCTGTTACATCACTTAATGCAATCTGGTTAACACCTGTTGCATAATCACCTGCAACGTTCCAAGTAGCAATTTCTCCACCACCACCTGTTACAACAGTAACCTGTGAACCACTTCCAATACCTGTGCCATCTGTTTTAGTTGCAACTTGGAAAGTTAATGCTGGTGCACCACCGCCTCCTAATGAAGCGTCTAATACTGTGATAGTATCGCCTACCGCGTTGTTTCTACCACCTTTAAAATTTGTTATACTTGTTGCCGCACCTGTACCATCAATGACAATATCAAATGTACCAACAATTAATTCTGAAACAATACTGCTTGAGTTACCAGTTATTCCTGTGTAAGTTCCTGCTGTTCTACTTCCATTCGCGGCACCTATTGTTCCTGCTGTTGCAATTTGTCCTGCAACGTTTTGTACCGGAGCACCAATCTCTGGTGTGTTACCAATCCAAGTAACTTTGTCTCCTCCTGTTGTTGCACCTAATGGGTTTGTAAATACACCTGCTGTACCTTGTGATACAATACCAAATGTCGGAGTACCAATCGCCGCACCTGTATAAAATCCTGCTTCTCTTAACTGTGTATAATAAGTTGAAAGTACTTCGCCGTTACTAACACCAACTTTTGATTTCGCAAAATATGTAAATGTTGCCGCCGTAGG